AAAATTGCTTGAATGTATAGAAGAGTCATGAGTCCTTACTGTGTAGCGTGGACCAAGGATACCGATAACGATATGTTCAGCGTCTATCCATTCAACTACATCCCATAGTTCCTGCATCCCGTTTTCGTCAGAAGGAACAGGGCCACCATTTTCTTGACGGCTAGTAGGATAGTTTTGTCGTAGCCACTCACCAGATTTGCCGTAAATAAATCCACAGTTACTAGGAACGTCAAAGTTTTCGGCAGCCTGTGGTTCAGGGTAAACGTTAAGAGGGTCACGTACTTCTATTTTTGGGCAACCCATTTCAAAATCTGGGTACACTACAAAACATGCTGTCGCATAACCAGCGAGATGCCGGTAAGCGCGACGGGCTTTAACTTTATATTTGTTCTTATACCATGTAGCAGCCAACGCACGTTTACGAATATCAGCATACTCTCTTGAACGTTTGCCACGTTCTTTACTAGCGTCAATCGCTGGACAACCTATAAACGGAACAACTGATGCGGCGCGCTGGGCGACAGCATCAATGTTCTCAGAGATAAGAGCCGGAGTTAATGGGGGAAGAACAGGTTCTTCATCCATAGACGGGATCGGTATAACGTAATCGCCGTTATAACGTTCTTTAACTTCCAACATACGTTGCAATAAAGGAGACTGCGCATCTTGCCTATGGCGAATGATGCCTGCAATCTCCGCAAATGTATAAGCCATTTAAAATACCTTGCTCGGAGTCCGAATACCTTTCCACGGTAGCGCTTTATAACTGAATTGTCCAGAGTCAACGTCAAACGACTGTTTTCGTTGCCTCCATAAAATCCATATAAACCATAATGCCATAACTTGGTCCTGTCGTAAACGAGTTCCTCGCTTTAATGGTCGCCACGTCTTCAACTGACGAATCAACTCACCTATCTGATGTCTCGTCTGCTTATCATCAGCCCAAGGTAATTCTATCTCTCCTCGCATAAACGACAACGCCATAGATGGAACACCTATCGCCTCATCATATTTGTTCACACCAGTTAAATGTTCACGAACCCTGAACCCGTACTTGTTAGTCATCTCTATTAGACGCTCATCACGTGACAAGCCCTTCTGGAAAACCATTGCTTCAATAACAACGTCAGAAACAGTAGACCCATTAGCCATACATCTTTGAACAGCGTCCTCCACTACCCCAAGTATCTGCTCGTTACGGGTAAACCCTACATCTTCTCTAACGAAAAGGATCTTTAACTTACCTTCATGCGGAGTAGCAGCAACAATACAGTTATTAGAACCCAACGCAGGATCCAAACCAATATAGACCGTACAATCTTTTGGTGGGTGATGAGCAACAGAGCGTAAAGGGTTCTTGCACAACTCAATAGAATCATCAGTAAATGTTGCCTCTGATGAAGCCATAGGCTGCTGCATATAGTTCCTAGCCCACGCCTCTTCCCCAACTTTTCTGCGGATACGGTCAAGCATATCCATGCTAAACATTTCAGGCCATAACGGTTCAGGATCACCCTTATCGTTAGTCAATATGGCAGGGAAACGAATAACTCTTAAAATGTCCTCATCTATCTCATCCATTACACGCTCATAGAAGTCGTCTTGACCCACACGGGTACCATTAATAACGGTACGTCCCTTCTCACCGGGTCGTGTCAGCCAGTCCTGACGAAAGATTTCAAACATTTGTTCAGTAAGATTCAACGACACCCTTGACTGGATATCGTCAATGTGTAGGTGGTCGGTACGGGTACCAGCGATCTTAGAACGCCATCCCAAAGAAACCATAGAGTAATCGCGCTCATCATGCGACGATTTCTTAAACACATTGAAGTAATCAGCGCCCCAAGCCTGCGCTGTTTTACGACCAGACTGGTTCTGAGGTACGAAAGGACCGAACTTTGCCACATATTTAGGGTAAGGGCCGTGTGGTTCCATACGCCCACGCACCCTACCGAGGATTTTACGGGCCATATCCTGCCCTTCAGACCCTACCGTGATACGGAACTCAGGGTTTAACGCCAGTTTATAAGTGAAATAGTCTTCAGCGAGAGTAGTTTTACCATGTTCAGGCGGCCAAAGTATAAGGGTTATGCCCCCTGGGGGCGTGTTCTCGTAGGCTTCTATGGCTTTCATGTGGAACCAAGGGGACTGATGATCAAAGAAGTCGCTACGAAACGAATCAAATGATCCGTCAAACTCTCTTGGTCCTTCTCGTTCTAACGCTGCTGCCCGTATAGCGTCGGCTTTCGCAGCGAAATCAGGTATGCGTTGCCGCCATTTCTCGTATGCTGACCTAGTAACACCAGCGATACCACAGGAAGTTGATATCACCCCTGTTTCATCTAAGGCTTCTAAGAATAGTAACCTATTCTTCTCACCCCTGTCCTTGCTTGTGTTAGTCATGAATGGTCAAATACGCTCTTCGTTACCTCTAACTGAATGACTTCTGCGGCTATAACGCCTGCTGTTCCTTTAAATTTAATTGTATGTGTGCCAACTTCGGTTAAATCTAAGTCAACATAATATACGCCTGTAGTGTCTTTAGTAGCAGTAGGTGTAGCATCTGTACCCCCAGAAGGCTTACGCCAAGTTACGGTAACACCACTGGCATTACCTGTAGGGTCCGCAGCGCTGCCATCTGTTGTAAATGTTGCTGTTACACGAACCTTATCGTCAACATCGTAAGTAGCCACTATTCTTTCCTAACTGCCAAACTAACATCATCTCGCAAAGTAGCCGCTAATGCAACTTTTTCTCTGTCGGATGAGATCATAGAAACATTATAGTACGTTGAAGCCGTCTGCGAAACATCGTATATAAGAGTAGCGGCAAGAGTAACGTTATAATATTTTGAAGCGACGATAACTATGTTGCCGGGATTAGCAATAATGCAGGTTGCTGCCACTGTCGCAGCAGCCGATAAAGCAGCCGCCGCCAGAGCGATCTCAGTAGCGGTAGCCGAAATCGTAGCCGCACCAGATAAACTGGCAGTAACGAGGATGACTGTTTGCGGAGCAGCAGCAGCAACCGATGCTGATGCTACTAACGAAGCAGACGCTAACGCAACTTCAATTCCGGTAGCCGAAATGGTAGCCGCAGCAGACAAAGCCGCCGCAACCGACGCGATCTCAATAGCCGTCGCTGAAACAGTAGCCGCCGCCGAAAGAGCCGCCGTCGCTGACGCTATCTCTATAGCAGTAGCGGAAATAGAAGCAGAAGCGGAAAGCGCCGCAGTCGCTAAAGCAATCTCAATAGCGGAAGCAGATACTGTAGCCGCCGCAGATAAAGCAGCAGAACCTAAAGCAACCTCAATTGCTGTCGCTGAAACTGTCGCTGAAGCAGAAAGGGCAGCAGAGTTACTGTATGTCGCTGTCGCAGCAGCAGCAACTGACGCAGTTCCCGTGAGCGCAGCAGTCGCAAGAGCAATCTCTATCGCAGTCGCAGATACCGACGCACTCGCAGACAAAGCCGCTGCAACACTCGCAACTTCTATCCCTGTCGCCGAAACCGTAGCAGCCGCCGACAAATTCGCAGAAAGCGCGTGCTGAGTTACGCCACGATACGAAGTATCTGCCCTGCGATAATCCCAGCCAGACTCCCGATAGTCGGCCATCAGTCATCTTCTAATAATCTTTGAACCTGAACCTCTACCAATATTAAACGATTATTGATTTCGTCAGTGATCCACTGAGGAGTGTTACGTTCCAAGTCTGCGGCACGCAACGTATTCAAGTTATCCATGTTGTCATCTAAAACATTCATTTGTTGACGCAACTCATCCATGTCTTCTTCAACAACGGCTGTTATACCATTATCAAAGTGTTGAACGCTTCTTTCTAGATCGCTTATTCTTCCCACTACTATGGAACTTTGCCATGCAATGACAGCCCCCAGAGTCACGCAGGAAGCAACAAACCCTAGAGTCGTCTTTTTCAGCCCTACTTCTTTCCATGATGTTGGTGCGTCCTCACTCATGATCCCTCCAAAGCCGCAACTCTTGTTGTTAATTCCTGTACTGCTTTAACCAATGGTGCGATAAGTTCTGTGTACCGTAAAGACTGTCGCTCTTCGTTATCAACCTCAGTTTTTTGAGGGATACCGTTTTCATCTTCAACAGGAACAATAACTTTCGCTCCTTCTTTAACAGTGTTTAACCCCCACATCGCTTGGTCTGCGGCAACATCTTTAGCGTCTAAAACTGTTTTAACTTCCTGAGCGATAAACCCCTGATGTTTCCTAGAGCCCTCTTTCCATTTATACTCAACAGGTCGCAAAGCGTTAATGAAATCTAAACCAAGAGTGGTGTCCGCAATATCTTTTTTAAAGTTAACATCGGATGTTTGTATCGTGCCGTTTGTTGCGTAAACATCGTCCCAACGTTTGCTGGACCAACCTAAATCGTATGTGTTGTCCACATACGGATACCAGCCTCCAGTATTAGTGGAGTACATGCGGTAGGTGCCACCCACCATGCAGTACCAGTAGCCTGAAGCATGAGTGGACTGCCAGTGCATATCGTCATTATCGGGCGCACCCATAAAACCGATTGACGTTCCATCCGAACCATTAACCGACCACCCTGCACCCTTGGCTGCTGCTGTGCCATAAAGGTACCCAGAAAGATAAGACCCTGAGTTAATAGTCACCCGACCATCAGAGCCAACCGTTACTCTCTGAGAACCACCAGCAAATAAAGCCAAATTGTTATCTTGACCGCCTATAGCGGCATATCCATGAGCAGTAGCCCCATCATCGGCAAAAGAAATTAAAGCATTCTCATCAGTAGAAGTAATTTTAAGCCCTATGTTTTCGGCAGCACTATTAATCTCTACCTGACCCTTAATCGTAGGCGTAGTATCCCACTCAGAAGTACCCGAACCAGTCCCCATCAACACCGCACCATCAACAGCATTAGAATCCGTAGACCCAAGTTTAGTCTCTAACGCAATAATCGCACCAGAATGATTCGTATGAACAACATCATGCTCATAACCCGAAGCATC